CTGATTTATGCGTAACCTATGGCGAGAGCCATAGGGACGATCGCAAAACTACCACAAAAAAAGCCCGCTATAAAGCAGGCTTCTCTCTTACAACTTAAATTTCTTCGACAAAATCACTTTCACAATGGTTCTATTTTGTCCGTGTCGCACATAACATCGTGCCACACCTTTCACAGCTCTTAACTTCCGCAATTTTCCATAATCTAGTTGCCCTCTTAAATTCCCCTCAACCCTCATAATCATGACGACTCTTGTTTGAGGCGTTAAGGCTAACACTGCTGGCGCATTCATCTCTTTTGCCATATTGTTAATAATCGCTTTACTACTTACAGTCATTTTCTTCTCCTTATTTCACCCTTTCCCCATGCCGTTTCGCCATCACCGCAAACATCTGCACAATCTTCCTCAACTGGTCTTCTGTACACCACTGCAAGCGGTCAATTCCGAACGACTTTTTACACATTGCGTGGGCATAATGCCACGGCTTCTTATTCACCGTCAAAAAGGCTTCAATCTTATCCATATAACGCTTACGCACCGCATTGTCTGCCGCCTTACCCACATCAGGGCGCTTACCGTATCGTTTACTTTTAACCTTAAACCCTCTTGCCTGCATTGCTTGCAACACCTGCATCAGTTCGCTATCACTCATCACGCTGCAGCTGTGTTTATCTACCGTTTCCAACAAAAAACGAGTGTAGCATTCTCTATCCATTTTCAGTTCAGTCTTGCCAATATGGATTTTCTGAATCATCTGCTTTCTAGTTTGTGGTTGCATTGCCTTTTTCCTCCTGATATTTCAGCCAAATCTGGTAGCTTTCCGTACCTTTTACTGCCTCCAACTGCCCCAATAATCTCATTCGCTCAACATATTGGATTGCATCGTGCTTTTTGTTCGCCTCAATCGCCTCTTGGCTTTTCTCTTTCCGCCCCCCTTCGTTTTGCACCACCGCAAACTGCGGCTTCACGCTCTCATACACCTTTTTCAGGTAATTATGATTAGCAAGCGGCTCAATACGCCCACTTTCACGCCGATTACGTCGTACTTGCTCCACCGTATCACTCAACGCTTTCGCCAACACATTCGAGCAAGGATAAATTTCAAGCAAACTTTGCAAAATCCGCAACGCCCGACTATTTGAAAGCGTGCTCTTCACAGGCTTAAACAGCCCCAAATACGCCACCATCGGACGGCTACAGCCAGCCGTCAATTCAGTAATCACCTTTAATAACTCCCGACCTGCCTCATCTTCCACTAACGCCTCCAGCGTTAAATCCGAATGGCAAATCGGGCAACGGCAGAGCTTCATTCGTCCTCCTCAAAATAAATATCATCTACATCAGGATCTACCACATAGACTAAAGAAACTCTAAAAACAGCATATTTTTTTGCCCCTTGTTCTTTTACTGCGATAAAAACAAAATCCCCTTCCTCTTCAACCCATTGCCAAAAATTTTCTCTAAAAACCGCTTTTGCAACAGCATCTTTTGAGAAAAAAACACTGCTGTCGTAAAATGATGTCCAGCCGTTTTTTTCAACTGCTTGCATTATTTCTTCTTTAGTAGGTTCTTCATCTTCCACTTCGTCAATGAGTAGCCATTCATATCTTTCCACCTTCATCTTTTACCCCCTTGCCAACCGCATTCTCATCATCGGTAACTGATCTGCCACATTGCCCACAAAAATAGCGGCATGCACAAACTCCCCTTTAAACAGCGATTTTTGTGCCTCTTTTAACTGCACAATCATCTGATTAAGCTGATATTCCAGCTCACTTTTTCTTGTATCGGTCATCATAATGCCCTCTTGGTTAATCAAAACATATTACAAACGCCCTTCGAACCATCCCCCTCTTTTGCAAAGAGGGGTTAGGGGAGATTTTGTAAAGAGCGTTTAAATCCGCTTTAATCTTGTTCTAAAATCAGCACCGCAAAGGTCAGCACCATTGCTACCGCTAAACAAATAATTGGAATCATCATCACGCCACCTGCTCAAACGGCTTAATCACAAAATCTTCCACGCCTGTTTTAATCGTCACCCCTGCAATCCCTTTCGCGACATCAGGCTCATTGAGCAACGCTTCCTTGTTGATTTCTTGTTTAGTGCGAATAAAGCGGTCGAAACCCATGCGTTGCAAGAATTCCATCACCGCTTCCGCCCCGCGAATGGTGACTGAAGGTGGACGTTGTCGCCATTGCACTTCGCCTGTCACAAAGTTTGCCGTTTTAGTTTTGCCAAATTCGGTCAGCTCATCACGGTTCGCCTCGCAGTATTCCTGCACCGCCTTTTGCAATGGTTCAATCTCTTTCTCAAGACTTTTCAACTGCGGTGCATATTGCTCACTCGTTGCCCCAATCTTGTCGTTCATCTCGGTGGTTAAGCGAGTATGCTCTCGACTTAAATCGCCAATCTCTTTAATCGCACTTTGCACCTGCTCAATGCTCACAAAACGCAACTTAGCTGGTTGCTTTACTCTCGTTGCCATAAGTTCTCCTTAATGTTTGCGGTGGGAAAAATTCACAGGTTCTTGCTCGGCTTCCCACACGCATTTCACGCCTCGCACCTGCATTTGATATAAATCAAACCGCTTGCCACCTTTACTGGTTGAGCCATACTGTCTTGCCTTGCCCGAAAGCATCATCTGCTTCGTTTTCGCATTATGTTGCAATACCAAACGCGGCAAATACCCCAACCCCCATTCCACTTTCAACACCTCAAGCGAAAGTTCCTCACACTCAAGGGCAGCAATCTCAAGCCCTACTAACGCTTCATAAACCGCCTTATTATTTCGGCTCATATAACAGCTACCAATTTCACTAAATACCTTGCTCATCTTCTTACTCCCACTTCGTGTCTGCCTAATTTCACAATCTGCAAGCCCCGTTTTTGAGCCTGATAACTTGGTGTCGCCAGTTTTCGCACCGTACTCACCGCAATATTCATTGTTAAAGCCACTTCCAACGCTGTGCCATCCATTACATATTTATCGCCCGCATAAGCCGCATAAGTTTGTCGCTTCGCCATGGTTGCCTCCTGCTCATCTAGTTAATCAACATCTTCGCAAAGTGGTTAATCAACGCCGCATCAATCTCACGCCCGTTAATCTGTGCAGTTCGCACCACCCCACGCATCAATTTACTTAATCGACGTGCATTACCGTGGCTGGCAGGAATAAGCTGATCGTTAAATTCATCGGTTCCCATCGCACGAGTTGCTAACAAGCCCAAATCGTTCTCACACAACGCATTGCCAAGGTCTAACGCAAATGCCACGCGACTATATAACTGGGCAAGCTCATTATTTTTACCCTTCAAGTTCACTAATAATCTCGGCATACCTGCCAACACCACGCCCACACCCGTTAAATCGTGAATACGGCGGATAAATTCCAGCGAACGGGTCGAAAGTAATTCAGCTTCATCAATCAGCAACAAGCGGTTCGAATTCGCCAACTTTTGCACAATCCCATCTAGCAACTCATTGTTAATCCCACGACTATTCGCCCCCACCGCATCGCTGATTTTCTTGAGTAATACCTTCGGCGTACAACTCGGATCAACCTCAATCAACACTGCTGAACTATTCTCTTTCGCATACTGCTTCATCATCTGCGTTTTACCTAAGCCAGCAGCCCCATAAATCACATTGATTTCACCATCTGCATGGGCATATTTCATAATCTCCATACCACGACGAGCTACCAACGTTGGCACAAACTCCGCCGAGTATTTCGCCTCACTAGTTTTTTGCTGACACAACGCTATCAGCTCATCAGTTTTCGCATCAAGCTCACTCGTATCCGTCGGATATTTCCCATTTAAATACTGACTAATCGTCGTAATCGACTTGCCAAAATGCTGTGCCACTTGTTTTTGGCTCCAGCCCTTCTGCTCCATAAATTGTTTAAGTTCTAGGTTTTTCATTGTGAACCTCGCTATAATTTGGTTTTAAAATTGGTTTAAATAAGGAATTTGTTATGTCTCTTTCTCAACTTGAAGCTCGTCTCTCTGCACTTGAAACAGAGGTTGAAGGTTTAAAAGATGAAGCTATGTATCTTCGTGCCATACTTGCCGATCTGATTTATTCAGCCATCAAACAAGATAAATTCAATCCCGAATTTCTCGTTAAGCAATTGCAAAGTTACAAACACGCTCCGTATAGCTGGATTAGCTGTAAAGAGGAAAATCCTGCTATGTACGTTCGTCATCTGAGCATTCTAAAAGAGCTTGCTGACGCAATTTTTGAAGGCGTAGAGGTTCGTAATAAGCCTCAAAAGGACGCTCCTCTTGCCACAGAACTAGCGGAGGTGCGACTTTATCTTCAACAGGAACTAACCTTGCATCAATCAGGGCGTTAACTCGCTCCTCAATTGCCTTCGCCCGAGCCAAAATGCTTTTAGCGGCTTCTTTGCTAAATTCATTTTGGCTATGGCGTACTCTTAAATACCCCATCAATAATTGTCTAAATTCTTGTCCAAGCTCACGGGCTTCGTGCATTTCTGTGCTATACATTTTTCAATCCTCTTTTACCCAAAGGCTCTCTGTTGTTCTTCCCACTCTTCTTTTTCCGCCTGTGTCAGAAAAATCGGTGTGGCTTGTTTTGCTTGCTTTGCTGCCACCGTCGGCACAAAACTAAATTCAGGGGCTTGCTCAATTGTCCGAATAGGGTTTAATTCCGCTTGAATTTCATCAATCTGCTCTTGTTTAAGCTTCATTCGACGGTTAAAGCGTTCCTCTCTCGCTTTATCCACAAAGGCTTGCGGGAATGCTGCACGGGTATTGCCATCGAATATCGCCTCACAGAGAAATCGCCCATCTAAATGCCGTACAATCACACTTTCCGCATTGTGAATATCAAAACTCACCGCCACTTTCTCACCGTCCACCTCAATCAATTTCTGATGAAAGTAATTATTCGTAAACACTGATAACCAACCACGCTGAGCCGTCCGAATAACCTGCGGTCTAAACATATCGCGGGCTTCCACCGCGGTGATATGCACTAGCTCAACGCCTGCTAAAAGTTGCTGTCGCTTACGGGCGGGCGTCATGCCAATCTCTCGGTGGATATGATGGTTGTTGTACCACTCAATCCCCACCTCCACCGCATCAATAAACTGCTTCCAACTTGGCAATTTGCCCTTCGCTTTCTGCTGTTTATCTGTCAGCACCGTTTTCCCTGCACGCACCGCCTTCTCTAAACTTACTACCCCCGTGCTAACCTGCCGCACCGTCTCACGGTCAGCCCCACGCCCGTGGTAGGTCTGAAATTGGCGAGCAATTCGCAGTGCAATCGTCTGGTTTACTCGCTCAATAATCCCACGTCCTTGTGGATTCCCTGGTATCCCCGTTTGATGGTTAATCCCCAGTCTTGGCAAAATCCCCGTAATATCCGCATCAAGTGTCCAGTTCTTTTCACCACCCCCGTTATCCGAGTAATAAATCGCTGGAATACCGTGTCGCTCAATGCCATAGCGGATCGCATCTGCCACTGCTATACAGTTCTCCGCTAAACTCACCGACCACCCCACAATAAAACGACTTGCCGTGTCCATTACCATCGTTAGCTCAGGCACAAACGGTCGTCCGTGGTCAGGGTGTGCTACCTTCATCTTCATTGAGTGACCATCGCCTACCCACACATCATTTGCTTTCAACATCGACCAATCACGCTTCACATAAGTATTCATCGCTCTCAGCTCAGCCCCTGTTTTTCGCCCAATCGCCTTAAATAACTTGCTAAATTTACTCATTACCCGACGCACTTGGTGCAAGCTAGGCATCAAGCCCAACCATAACGGCTGTTCTGCATAAGCCGTCTGCCACCGCCACACAAATTCCTGATAAGCCTCCGTCACATTCACGCCATTCGTATTGCGATACACCGCTAAAAACTCAGGTAACCAGTTCAACTCAGCCACATCGCAAGGCTGACGCACTCTCGGAGCAAGATTTTTCAACCGATCTTCAGGCGTATTTGCCGTTTTATAATCCTTGATCCAGGTTTTTAACGTTCTAGGCGACACCGTTCTTTTCTCACTTGGTTTCGCATTTGCCTTTTTCAAACATGCCTGCATCTCAGGCGGCAACTCACCTTTTTTCGCAAGTTCACAGAAAAAGTTAACCGCTTGCTCTTGACTCATACCGCCATCTTGCAACGCAAGAATCTTGGTCACCACTACGCCCTTTGCATCAGAAATTTCCCGCTGTTTCGAGGTCAAAGTACTTACCTCAATCTCGGCTCTTACCACAGGCAACCGTGGTTTTTCTTTCATCACCGCCACGGCAAAGCGTGAGCGTAGTTCGGTTTGAATTTCTTGTGGCAAACTGGCTAATTCATATTCCACCCCACCGCCACGACCTTGCCGTTTTTGGGATTTCCAGTTTTCTCGTTTGGCTTGTTCCCAAATATTTTTAGGTGCTGAAGGAAGTGTTTTTAGCTTTAAGTTTGCTAATTCATACACCGAATAATGTGTTTTTAAGTTTTGATTATCCATAAATGTTCCTTTTTATAACTTTTACGGTTAGAATCAGTACTTCTGTTGTAATGTTGGTCTTCTATTTCGTTCAGCAAAACGACCAGCCCAGATAATTTCAGGCGGAACACCAATCGCATTTGCAACTAAACGTTCCATTTTCGGATAAGATTTGTCCAAAACTGTTTTTAATGTGTTGTAGCTGACCTGTCCTTCTTTTGCCAAAGAACGAAGCGACCAACCATTCTTTTTTAATTCCGCAAGGATATCGGCTCGATGCCAATCCTGTTCCGCGGTTTTTTTTGATTTTTCTAATACACTCATTTAATACACCTTTTTTGTTGTATCTGATGTAGTGTATATTATCCGTAATAGTTGCATAATGCAACTATAAAATGCACCGTAATAGTTCTAATTGCTTATATTTTAAGCATTGATTTTACTTTTTTGAATAAAACAAAGACTTAAATCATTCTATTACGGGTAATTATTTGTTTTTAATTTCGTAATAGTTGTAATAATTCAACTATTACGGTGAAAGAGGTTAGTATGCAGTACCAAAATCAAGACAATTTCCCAGAAAGAATCGAATATCTAGTAAACAAACTGAATGGACCAAGCGAATTCGCTCGAAAGACAGGAGTGACGCTTTCTACCATCACAAGATGGCGTAAAGGCGAAGCAGATCCATCTCGTTCTAATTTAGTGAAAATTGCCGAAGTGACTGGCGTAAGCATTGAATGGCTTGCCACAGGCAAAGAGCAAGAAGAAAAAACAACAACAGAAAAACCGACAGGAAGCCTTGTCAGCCGTGCGTTTGAGAGAATGCAAGAGTTGCTAGATGAGGGCGTGAGTATGGTGGACTGTTATAGTTCTATCAACGTTTCAGCAGGCTTTGGCAGCTTTAACGAAGGGGCAACAGAAGCCGATGGGCAAGAGCCTTATTCAGACAGCCTATTATGCAGTTTAGGCGTAAAAGCGGAAAAATGTGCCGTATTTTGGGCAAACGGTAATTCAATGTTACCCACCATCAACGACGGCGACCAGATGTTGGTAGATTTTAGCCGCAAAGAAATACAAGGCGACCGCATTTACCTTGTTCAAAACGGCGAAAGCGTGTGGGTAAAACGTGTGAAAATGGAATGGGACGGCATTTCGCTTATCAGCGATAACAAAGAAGAGTACCCGCCAATTAGTATTAAAGGCTCAGATGCCCAGCATTTACAGATTATCGGGCAAGTGGTGCATATTGGGCATAGCCTGATTTAAAATTTTAAAATCTTTTAAAAACCATTTAAAACCTGCTCAAACCTATGCAAAAAATAGTGCAAAATTGCCCATTTTTTTACTATTCCTGCTCATTTTATTTTTTGCATAGCCCAAAATCAAAAAAATGCGGCAAGCCTTGTATTTCATAGCCCCTCCGCATTTTTTCATCCCAAATTTTTTTCTCTTTCCCTATGCAAAAAAGATCACTACCCCACATAATACTATTGGTAGTTGCTTATA